TTTGCCGCAAAGAACTTTTGCAAAATCGTAAAAAATAGGGACAGGTAGAAATTCATCTACTTGTCCCTAAATTATTGTTACATCATATTACAACATTTGTCCGTTCCATTTTCGTCTATTCTCTGTGTCATATTCAACTTGAATCCGTGAGAGCGTATCATTGTGGCTTAATTCTTCATAGGCATCTTTCTGAGTCTCATACAAGCGTTTTAAAGGCAATCGAGTACCACACCCATCAGTGAAACGTATAATCACCAAATTCCCATTAATACGAACTATTTTACATTCCCGAACAGTTCTATTGTTTTCTATAATCCATGCAGTATCACCTTGTTTCATATTATCACCTCTGCTATATTATGACATTATAACAGAATACATATTCGTATGTCTACAGAATTATTGTAAGTATACGAACATATATTCGATAATTTTGGTTAAACGGCAGTTTAAAAAAGCTTACGGTATATAGCAAAACTATTACAGGAACAACATCATATGATGCTTCACTTCCTACTGGATTATCATGCAATAGTGTTATTGTGTTAAATGCATATACAAACGACTCAAATGGTGGTATCGAAGTTGCTATTGTGTCTGTAGAAGATGGAACTTATTATGTTAGATGTTATGATAAGTCGAACGGATATCTTACCGACAAAAAAATAACAATACATATTGATTACATTTTACGTCGAATGGAGTAAATCTCGAATCTTGTTTAATGCCATTATATTACTTGTTTATATATTGTCTGCAAGATCAACACTGCACACAATTACTTCCCCATCAGCAGTTTCAGGAACTAAATATGGTTTGATACATTGGGCTGATGTTATCCTTGCCCCAAATGGTATATTTAATAACACATAGGTATCATTACTAATTTGACTGCTATATATATCCAGAAATATTATATTATCTTTTCTTACAGCTCTAACTTTTTTAAGAACAGCTACATTTGTGTTATTAAAGATTATTTCTGAAAATCTATACCAACCTTCGCCATTGCCACCTGGATAGCATTTAATATAGGCTTTAATTGAATCAGATGGATTCAAAGCATTTATATCATTATTTAAACTGCCGTTTAATCCAACATTGCCAAACAAAAGTTCTATATATAATACAAAATAAACATAAAATACCATAATTGCACACATTTTTGTTTGATTTGTGTTCTTTGTTCTTTTGTTGTCAGGCGTATATTGACACATTTATATACGTATATTCACATAACCTTATTAAATTCATTTCTAACATTTTTCTTATCACAAATGCAATAAATCATAGTAGTGTCTAACTTTGCATGTCCTAAGATTTGCTGAACATACTGAATTGGCATACCTTTACGAGCTAATTCTGTTGCCATTGTACGTCTGCATCTGTGCGGATGAACATTTGTCACGTTTGCCACATCTCCAATTTTATGTAATCTTTGTCTAATGCTTTCCTTGGATAATCGTGTTCCATGATCATTTAAAAATAATGGTTCAAGATTGTCTTTTCTAGTCATAATATATTCTTTGATATAATACATAGAGCGTTCAGATATATAAACCGTCCTTTCTTTGTTGCCTTTTCCAACGACAGTACATTCGCCCGATTTAAAATCAATGTCCTCACGGTTAACATTCTGTACTTCAGAAACTCGACATCCAGTAGAAAACATAAATTCTAATAACGCACGATTTTTAATTGTATCGCAGTTATCTAAAAGCTTTTCTACATCTTCATCAGAGAATGGTTTCTTTGTGACATATCGAGACTTAATCTCATGGATTTTCAACATAGGATTCTTTGGAATAATTTCTTCAAGAGTCAACCATCTAAAGAACGCAGAAAGGTTTTTTCTCCTATTATTAGCAGTAGTATTTGAAACTCTTTGCTGATACAAAGAAAGCGACCATCTAATGTCGTTTGTAGTAATATCCTTTATATTCTTGTTTCCAAGATCATCTAACGTGTGCTTAATCGAATCCATATACTGATAAATTGTACTGGGTGAACGACCTTCAAGACGCAAAGAAGCTCTATATGTATTAAGAATTTTCTCATTCTCATTTTCAAGTACACACAATTCTGTATGTTTCTCATTTATATCATATTTTCTTAATAATCTACAAACACATCCATCTATCATCATTACAGTATTATCATCTGCAAATCTGTCAATCATTGATAATAATTCTAATCTAAATTTCTCTTCCATAACGTAAAAAATACCTCCATCCTAAATCAAAATTTATATGTTCTACATATATATTCTCCATTTGGAAATAAATGGAATTGATTTTAGAACGGAGGTTCGGTTATTCAATATTCAGTTGTAGATAAGATTATTCAGATACAATACAATCTGAGAATCCATCAAGTTCCAAGATACTATTTACAGTATCCTGATAACGTCCATACAGTTTTGCGGCACTCTTTCTTACGAAATATGCTCTGTACTTTACCTGTCCCTTTTCAAGACTAATTTCTCTTGCTTCTTCAATTCTTGTTGCCATAAATGTTTCCATATTAAAATCCTCCTTTGAAATATATTTATTCAACACCTTCAGTATCTTCCATACCTGGAATAATATCTGTGATGATTGAATCAATAGCAGTAGCGTTTGCAATGTGACCTTTTTCCAATGAATCTAAACGCTTTTCAATATCTGTCTTTTCTCTGAGCGAGATAGTAACGATGTAGGCAGTTTCGTCTTCTGTTTTTGCATATGAGAACGATTCGCTTATTAAATCTGTAT